AAAATTACCTTACAAGTTGGAGGAAGGAAAGCGTATGCAGGGAGTAACAGGCTTTGTTGAGCCGAAACGTGAACACAGCCGCAAGCCCGAAACCATGCGCAAAATGATCGAACGTGTTTCCTATACCCCACGCATTGAACTGTTTGCGCGCAGAGCAGCGCCCGGCTGGAAGGTATGGGGCAATGAAGCGCCAGAGGAACAGGAGGCCGCAACTTGAAGATACCGTCTTTCGTGCGAATCAACGGCATTGATTATCCCGTGGAGCGTGTGAAGTCGCTGAACGATGGGACGAACATTGCGCACGGATACGCCGATTTCGTCCACAACCGCATACAACTAAACCCTGATACGCAGGGATATGAGCACATGTGCGTCACTCTTTGGCACGAAATCCTGCACATCCTAATCAATAACGCACAGATTGAAGTGCCTGATGAAGAACAGCTTGTGCGGGCGCTCTCTGGCGGAATCTATCAGGTGCTTCAAGATAATGGCCGCCGCCTGTTCGATATTGTGCCGGTCGATGAACCGGCAAAAGAAGAAACGATTGGAGGAGGAAACCATGACTCGTGAAGAAGTGCTACAAGCCGCCGCGAAGTGTGTGAACGGTAACAGGCAAGAGGACTACGGTTCTCCCGAAAACAACTTTGGATTGGTTGCTGCATTTTGGAATGCTTATCTTCGTCCCTATATGCGCCCGAACATTATCGGCATCGACTCGAAAGACGTTGCAGCGATGCTGGGACTGCTGAAAATCGCCCGTATCGCAACGGGGCGCGGAAAAGCAGATAACTGGATCGATCTCGCAGGATATGCGGCCTGCGGTGGTGAGCTTGAGCGGGCGGAAGAAGCTACACGAAGTGAAGGAGATGAACGCACATGATTTTGGGTGACTCTGAAATTAAGCGGATGATGGCGGAGGGTTATTTCCCGGCGTATCCTAAATTGCTCATTAACCCAGCGAGCATGAACGTGCGCATTGGCGCATCCTTCTTGGTTCCTCGACGCAAGTGGTTCGGTAGTGTGGCGTTGGGCGACGAGGTAAAGTACAAGAAAATCGTTTTGCAAAAAGGTAAGGCGTTCAAGTTGCGTCCCGGTCAGTTTGCACTCGCCACGACAATAGAGTCCATCAACTTGCCGCTGCATCTTGCGGCGTTTGTGCAGGGGCGTTCTTCCATCGGTCGCGCAGGGTTGACAGTGCAGAACGCTGGCTTTATCGACCCCGGTTTTCATGGACACATTACGCTGGAGCTCAAAAACGAAACGAAAAACACGATTTTGATACGCCCCGGTTATCCTGTGGCGCAGATTGTGTTCGAGCAAGCGCAAGGTGTCGAGCGTCCGTACACTGGCAAGTATTGCGGGCAGACGGAAGCAACAGGAAGCCGAATGCACCTTGATAAAATTCCTCGCTGAGAGTTTGGTGACCCGCCGTACTGTCTTGCGGCGGGTCTTTTATCCGAGAGAATAGTCAAAAATATTTTGCTGAACATATTGACAAGCAAAGTATTTTTGCTATAATAAACTCAGCAGCTAAAAATATTTAGCTATTGTGGACGGTCATAAGCCGTCATCAATTCAAGCACGATCCCGATGAGCAGGAGGCGCAGAACCATGAGTAACGACGTAGGAAAGCCCCTTCCTGAAATGCGAATGCGGCAGGGTGAGATGGACGGACTCTTTGCCATGTTTGCCGCGTTACAGGAGTTTGACGGGGTAAAGACCGATATGCGGGACAGGCTCAAAGCCATCCCCAACGGATACCGCGATTTGCGGCTGGCGGAGGCTACACTGACACGGCTGTTGGCGCGCATCGTAGAGACCATTCCGGCAGAGAAGAAGCGCGCCATCCGCCGCATGCTGCCGAGCATGAAGTACAAGGTGTACTACAATGCTCCCGTCAGTCACATGGACGAAGATGCAACGGCCATCAACGCGCATGATTTGGTCCTGTTGTGCCAGCTCGTGCAAGGCTTTTACTGCTTCCTCTGTGAAGAAGATTGCAATCACTGCAAGCGCGGTATTGCCAAAGTTTTTGACCGCGTTTTCAAGGTAGACCGTGAAAAGAGCTGGGCGGACTTCTGCTTCGATGAAGGAGAAGATCACACATGACCTACTTCGTCTGGAGTCTGAATCGTTTTGTGCGCAGGCTGATTAAGGTTCCACTTATCTACCCGCTCATGCTGCTAACTCTGTTACCTTCCATCCTGTACAACGGTCTGTGTGTTTTGTCACAGCGGTTGGACTGCTGGTGGTGGAAATAAATAACTGGAGGAAAGACTATGGACATCGTACTTGCCTTTTTCTTCTTCGCCCTCGGCATTGCGACGGACGCGGTACACAATCGCATTCGCCGTGACAGTGAGAGCAGGGCGTATGGCTCCGGCTATCGTCAGGCGCAGAAGGAAGAAAACATCCGAATCACTGCCCGAACGACTAACGATGCCGAAAGCACCGTGCACGCGGTCGCACGGAGACAACCTGTTCCGATTCCCGTGCCCCCTCCCGATGCTGAGCCCGTGAAAGAGGGCAACGTCATTTCTACGGATTTTTGGAACAATTTGCAGACGAACGGACGCGCTGCCGTCCATATTCGCCGATAAGGAGGAGAAATCATGGAAGGTTACATCTGCATCAACGGTAACAAAACGCTCCTGACCCCGGAACAGATCAAGGAGCTGGGCTTCTGCGAGAAGCCCGTGCCCGTTCAGGGCTTGGCTCTTGTGCGTGACTCCCTGCGGGACGGCTCTTTTCTTGAGCGCTTCAAGCTCTGCGACGTGGTTGAGGACTTCGGCTATCACTTTGAGATCATCGGCTATTGCCATGACCAGGCGGAGGGAGATAAAGAGCGCCCTACTGTTACCTTTATGGCCAAAGAGTTGCTGCCTGCGCATCGTATGCACAGCGGCGCGTGTCCTAACGGCTGGGTGGACACGGAGCTTCGGCACTGGCTGAACCATGATGTGCTTGAATCCCTGCCCGACGCGCTGCGAGAGCTGATTCAGCCTACTGTTCGCGAGAGCGTGGATTGCAAGGGACGCAAGCATACCAGTACCGATATGCTGTTCCTTCCGACCGAAAGTGAGTTGTTCGGTTCTGCGATTTTTTCTTCCGCTGAGTGCGGGGTGCGCTACCCGGTCTTTTCCACTTCTGAATCCCGTGTGCGGTATGACGAGGATGGGGACACAAGATGGTATTGGACTTCTTCTGCTTATAGCGGCAACGCCACCAGCTTCGTGTATGTCAGCAGCAGCGGCTGCGCGGTCGGCAACAACGCGTCCGGCGCGCTTCGCGCCCCCATCTGCTTCCAAATTTCCTGACATCGGAGTAATCCCGCCGCCCCTTGCGGGCGGCGGGATAAACGTCCGAAAATGATAGAAGCATGTGGAGGTTATTGTCATGGAGCGGCATGTTTACTGTAAGCACATCAAGAATAAAACCCTTAGAGGGTATATGGTGCGTGGTGTACCGTTTTTGCGTCTGTATGACGCAGAGTCCCAATGCACCCGCATAGGGGTGGAACCCGACAAGTCGATCCTCTTGTACGAGCCTGCTCAAGCGCGGCAGGCCGCCGCCATCAGTGAGAAGGAAGTGTTGTATCTGTGTTCTCGTTTGGACGAGATGCGGGAAAAAGCGAGCGCCGGACTGTCCAGTCTCGCCGCTGAACGTGACCGCATCGAGAAAACAGATCCACCGAGCATCATGCGCGACGCGACGTTGAAGGTGCTGGAAGAGAGGATACAGCGGCAAATCGGATACTGTAACGGGCTGTCAGACGTATGGCGGTTGCTGCATCAGCGCGCTTATGAGTTGTGGGAGCTGACGCGGTTAAAGGATGAGCGCACATGATTGAAAGCAAGGTATACAGGTGTGAAGTATGCGGCACGACGTATGCGGAGAAAGCCATGTGCCGAGAGTGCGAAACGTTCCATCTGCGGCTGCCAGCAGGCGCAGAGCATGTCGTCACTGACACAAAATATCTGGCGAAAAACAGCGCGCATAATCCTTATCCTCAGCGGTTGACGATTCAGTTTGCGGATGGGCACAAAGCACTGTATGAGTACCGCTGTCCTCTCGGCGAGGTGAGGTAAAAGGGGCTACACGGTCCATCAATTGACACAAAGCGAAGGTGAGGTAAATGAAGCTAATCCGTTGTCAGAAGTGCGGAACCGTAGTTATCAGTGAGGAGACTTTTCTCCAGAACATCATGGATGCAATGGAGGACACCTGCCGCAAGGCACAGCGCGCGAAATACCATTCTGAGAAAGATGCGCTTTTGCAGGAAGCGGCTGAATATCGCTCCATGTACAAAGCGTTTATGCACCACCTAACCGAGCGTGACCGCGCCGCTCACAACATGGATGCCTACAAGGTATCTGAGCTGTACAATGCGCTGGTTCGCACGGGCAGGATGAGCACGGCAGAATTTCAGGTCATCTGTGCGGCAGGCGAAGAAAAAGCAAAGATACGCCGTGATGCAGAGGATAAAGAACTGAACGCTATCTACGGCTACTATGAAACGGTGTGCAACCGCACGATGCCGAGCCCCACAGAAAAAGCCGCCATGAGGCGTTGCAGATAATGCGGGAAAGGGAGCGAAAGAACCACCATGACCTACGACAGACCAATTATCATTTCGGCGGGCAAGAGCCGTAAGGACATTAACTGGCAGCGCCAAACGCTGACGGTTTCTGAGCTCTATGACCGCCTGAAAACGCCCGCCCGCGGCGTGGAAGCTCTGTCCGAATACACCAAAATGAAAAAAGCCCAGCAGGACGATTTGAAGGATGTGGGCGGCTTTGTGGCTGGCGCTCTCGCCGGAGGACGGCGCAAAGCGAACGCCGTAACGGGCAGGGACGTAATCACGCTGGACTTTGATAACGTCCCCGGCTGGCAAACAGACGCGGTGCTGGCGACGCTGGACGGTCTCAAATGCAACTACTGCGTTTACAGTACCCGCAAGCACGCGCCCAACGCCCCCAGACTGCGCGTTTTGATTCCTACGGACAGAACCATGACCCCGGACGAATACGAGCCTTGCGCCCGGCGTATGGCGGATTACATCGGCATCAGTATGGCCGACCCGACGACCTTTGAGGTGTCGCGCCTGATGTACTGGCCGTCCTGCTGCTCGGACAGTGAGTTTGTATTCCGCACGGCTGACGAACCTTTTGCGTCGGTTGATTCTTTGCTGGCAAGCTATAAGGACTGGCACGA